TAAGTAAGGCTTGCCAGCATTTACAGGTTGTGTACCTGTTGCGTAGCCAGTGCCACTTACATTTGTTTTGTTTGATTCTGTTGCTAAAATAATTAGTGGAACTGTGCCTTGACCAGCTGAGCCATATTGGCTTTCGTCTGTAACACTAACCGCAACGCCTGGGGATACTAATGTAGCCATGTTGTTCTCCTTATGAGTTAATGTTATTTATACTGTTTCGGAGAAAACAGGCTATTTAGCGGAATTCACATTTTCACTGTTTCCGGATGCACCACTGTTTCTACTTGATTAAACAAAGAATCTAAGGTAGAGTTGTTATCTAATATATAATCAAACTTAGTTCCTACCCACGCTGTTTCGCTGGCATGAACTCCTAATGCTTTGAGCTTTTCAGTGGCAAATATATCTCCATCATTTGCCTTGGCAGCCATAATATGCCAGCTAGGCAATTCTCCGCGGTTAACACAAACAATAATGCCGCTGGCATTTTTAATACTGGCTATTTCGTTAGGGAATCTACAATCGCTGATAACAATGTTATCTTTACTTCTGCGTAATTTGTTTTCTACACTAGCAATCCAAATGTCGTCATGAAATCCTCGTCTGCACACTTCCGTACCCCATTGCTGTAATACCCATCTAGGAGTTAACGTGGGTATGCCTAAACGTTCTGCCCACCAAGGATCAACTTGTTCACGCCACTCTCTAGCTTCTTTAGTACGACCTTCAAGCATAACTCTATCCCAGCCAAAGACTGCTGCCACTGCATCCTTTAATGTGTTTGCAAAACTCTCACGACGAAAGCCATGTACGTTTACTAGATAGTCTGCAATGGTGTCTTTACCACTACCAATAAAACCACATACACCGATAATCATTTTAATGTCTCCTCTAGCCAGATTTTACATTCAGGCCACTGTTTGTAGATATGTGCAAGTCCGTCTGCACGATACCACTCGTCGCAGTTACTAGTACGATCATCAATTAGGACGTCACCTGGTTTACAATGACGCCATTTGTCGTGACTGAATGGTCCAAAGAATACTGTAATATCGGGGTAGCGTTCGTGTGCCCACCATACTTTATCACTTGCGGCATAAGGCATTGTATAATCGTGTGGTAGTGCTGTTAAGAAGAACAAACCACAGCCTGTACGGTCTCTGTAATCTCTGCACCATTGTACAAGTTCATCGGCGCCTTCTTTTTTAGGAAGATCTCTGTAGAATCGTTGTCGTGTTTGAAGTTTTTTCCAGTCAGCATCTGGAATTCTTTGTCCGTAATCCCATTCACGCTTGACCATTTCTCTAGCAGTTGCCATCCAGTCTGCTACTACATCATCCATGTCTAAATATATATTCATAGTGCTAGTATATAGCAAACAAATCTATTTGTCAACGGTATTTTATTTTTTAGGGGTGGGTTTTTCGCCAGTTAATTTTGGTCTGGCAAACCATAACTTAAACCATTCGTCAGTGCCTGGACGAATATTATTCTTACGCATATATTCGCCTTTGTCTGTGCCAATCTCACCGGTGATAGGACTTTCGGCATTTTTATCAATGCCAGCGAGTTTACGAAGTTTATCTGCTTCGTTCATTTGTAAAGATATGCAGTACCGTTAGGCATCAAGTATACAATATAATTTCCAAGGCCGCGTATTCCTAATTGACCTGGTTCTACTCTCATCTTTTTTCCTCCACGTGGGGTAATGTTAGTATCTTTCGGTACTACTTTAACTCCATAGGTCTTTCCGTCTTGGATAATTGTAATACCAGTATCTGTTTGTTCAACCTGATCAACTTTTTGAAGATTTTGATTTGGCATTTCTGCACTTGGTTGTGCAGGACGTTCGGCTTGAGTAGATAGTTCAGTGTTTGGCTTGCCTGTTAGTCTATTAATGCTCGGGTCATCTCCTGGCATAACTCTAGCACTGGCGTTGCCCATACTACCAAGTGCGGCAGCACCTAAAGCGGCAGTTGCTAAACCTTTGCGCCAATTAAGTTCATTTAATTGTTCTTCCGTTAATATTTCGTTTACTCGCATAATCTTATCCTATAATAAAACCTAATGGATCACTGCCGTCTGCATATAATTTTAAGTCTTCTTCTAACTTTTCCATGTCAGCGGCTGCTTCTGACTTTAAGTTATCACCATTCAAACTTGTGCCGCCTTGCGGACCTGCAATAGTGCTAAACTTACTACGTGCTTCGCCTAATATAAACTTAGCCTGTGCCATGGCATAGTCTTTGATCCAAGGACCGCAATATACATCGTTTAACAAATCGTCATCTGCTTTTTCAACAAATGCCCAAATATATATTTCATCATCTGCTCTAAACTTACGATGAATCATTAGCTTATGATCTGCTAGGTTCCAAGTAAATGTGCAATAGGCTCCAAACATACGTGCTAAAAGTTCTCTACGATCTGCGTACAGTTCATAGTTTAATAGTCCTGAGAAGTTTGTGTTACTCTGCATAAGCATATTACTCAAGTACATTGTGTTGAATGGTTCAAAATCAACGCCGGTACTGCTAATGCCCATAGAACCTGTGTGACGCAAAAATACATCACGAACATTGACTACTTGTAACGGCAGTTGATATTCTTGTTGTTCCATATAAATGTTTAGTTTAAGGAACTTTTCAATAACAGATCTTCCGCCACGTTGACGATATTTACGCAGGGCTTTATTAATGGCAAGTTCGTAGTGTGCTGAATCTAGTTCAACATCTACCATACCGCCGCCTAGGCGTAATTCTATTTCACTGATTAAATCGTCTTTGACGCTCATAAGAAAATCTCCCGTTATGTATATTTAGCGGGAGATTTTGATTTTATTATTCTGCTATATCAATAGCAATTTTTGTACCAAAGCCATTGTTATATGCGTTTGAATTAGAGATGCCGACTATTTTAATTGTACCTTCAATTTTAGCAGGGAACGTGGTTTTTAATTTGTTAATGATATCAAAACCTGTATGACTAGCAGGCTCAAACTTGCCATTAGATTTTCTAATAAAAAATCTAGGGCTTATAATACTAGGATCATTATAACGATATTCAGTTAGCTTAGAACAAATCAAATCATCGATGCCATCACCATTTAAATCAGCCCATTCCATAGAAACACAGAATGCTACATCTTTCTCTTCTGTTGCAGAAACTTGCGAGTTAAAATATGTGCTTGTAACATCAACTAAAGAGTTCGTAGACTTTTGATATTTTATCACTGAATATCTACTTCCTTGCCAGGCTTGGATGCCAGCAACTTGCTCAGTATTATTGACTATGATTTCAGGAATGCCATCACCATCTAAGTCTTTAACTGTCATTGATCCGCCAGCAGTACGAGGAAATGGTGTTACTGTAATATAAACCGCATCAGTAAATTCACCTTTACCATTACCAAACATAACAATTAATTTGCCACGGATACTGTTTTCTCCATAAACTGCTAAATCGGCTTTACCATCTCCATTGAAATCGCCACTTACTGCAGATGTGAGCCCACCTGAATCAGATATAACTCTGCCTAAAACTGGATCGATATATCTTACTGTAGAAGTTGTCCAAGGCGTATTGGTATTAATCGATGTCAGTGATGATTCATTTGTCTGTGAATATTTAAGATAGCTGTTGCAATGAGCAGAGTCTTGTACATTTAACCAAGAATTATTTAATAATAAAATATCTTTGACTCCGTTTCCAGTAAAATCATCATAGGCAAATTGATGTGTATATGCAGAACGTCTTGGCAACAAATTCGAAGCATCTGTTAAACCATTTTTAGAACCTAACAGTAACACACTTGCTTCACCACAAGGAGGACCTTGATCTGGACCAGTACCACTAACAAATACATCGTTGAAACCGTCTTTGTTGACATCTGAAATAAATGCTCTATGAGCTACTTGCATACTCGGCATTCTATTTTGTAATGCTGTATCGACTTCGAACTTCTTTGTTTGTGGATTGTAAAATGCTATTATTAATTTTACAAAATCGTAATTATCCCAAACCATGGCTCCTATAACCAAATCATCATTGCCATCGTTATTGAGATCTCCTACTGCTAATGTAGCAAACATTGCTCCTCTGGATGGGGCTACTATTCTAGTATCGATTAATCCTGCACTTTGAATCTTAGTAAGTTTCCAACCATCATAATATGATGCTAAAGTTTGCTGACTGCCGACAGATAAAACTGTACCGACGACGATAACTACATCATAATAAACAAATCCATATGCATTTACACTCGGAATAGTTAATTGATTTTTATAAGGATCGTAAGTATCATATAATGTACTAGGTTTTGCCGGATATTTGGAATCTAAATTCGATCCTCCCACTGTTAATACAGGACCAACTGTAATAACAACATCTTTGTAAACTATGTTCCCTAACACTACTGCCGGAATAGTCAATTGATTAGTTATATGATTATAAGCATCAATGGCATAAGCATTAGATGATATAACGAGAGATATGAACAACTTTAAAAAGTATTTCATATTAGCCGCCATTCTTTTTTAACACAGGGGCAAATGGATCTGTTGGGTTTGTTGTGGCAGGACGATCTATCATCGTCATGCCTATGGCTTGATGAAATGGGTTGTGATGTTCTGTATTAATTGAGCCACCACATGCCGACAACACTACTGCTAAAATTAGAATTGTATATTTCATTTGTAGACTTTTAGTAAGATAATATCTGTGCCGATCCTGCCGTTAAGTTTGATCTCAGTACTCTTAATACCTTTAAACCATTTCTTAGCGGCAGGCTTGCCGTTAGCTGTAAACTCTTTAAGTTGGTCTTTTGGCTTGCGTAGCGTCTTTTGCACACTTGCCGCGGCGTCAAAGCCTAGAATAGAACTGTTCTTGACTGTCAATGCACCTGCATATTGGTCTACAATGTAGATACCCAACTTGCGTGTCTTAGTATTGTACACCCAAAGTTCCTGTGCTGTAAGAATGGTAGTTGGATCCGCACTTTTAAGACTGAGCTCTTTAAATTCTTTTGCGTATTTCAACTTAGCAACAACCTTTTCTGGCAGTACTGCTTTCTTTTTGCGTGGAGCCTTGCTGGCTTTCTTAACTACATTGTAACTGTTAGCATCCGACAATGCCTGTGTCCACCATTTAACAATGGCAGTAATTTGGCGCTTACCTAAATGCTTGTATGCTTCTAATAGCTGGCTGTCTTTAGTAGAGTTGACTTCCTCAAACTCTGTAATCTTTTTGCTGATGAACTCTGTTACGGTTTTAACCTGTACTGCTGGCACATTCATTTGTGTCATCAACTCTACCAGCTTAGGGTCACCTTTGAACTCTGTCATAAAGTCATCAAAGCGACCTTCGAGTTCTCCCAAGAACTCTGCTGTCTTCTCTGCCATGCGTTCTTGTATATTAAACTTTGGCTTGTCGTCTTTAACTTCTTCTACAACAACATTACTGGTATCAATGCCCTTGTCTGCTTGTTTAAGTTGTTTAACAAGAGTACGTAGAGTACCAAAACGTAATGCTAAACCAACACGACCTGCTCTTAGTGCAAAGCCAACTGTGGGACCGGGCCAAATGTCGCCACGTTTAACACTATCTGCTATTTTTTGGCGACGTGGATTACGAGCAAGGAATAGACTTAACCATTCTGCGCTTTTCTTTTTGTCTTGTGTGTGAGCATACCAATTAAGTGTACGCATGACCTGTGTGCGATACTCGCTGTCAGTCCAGGCTTGCTGTTCTTCTAGACTAGGATAAGTGGGTTCGTCGCCAACATACTTGACGTCTACTTCTCTGTAGACAACTGTTTTAGCAGGAGGCTCAAAGCGCCATGCCAATTTATCTGTGCTTACTTGCGGTTTTCTTGTAGCCATACTTACTCCTAGTAAAAATGTAATTATACACTAACTTCTATTTTGTGTCAATTGCACGGCGTAGCAGGATTTCTTGTTTTGAGAACGCATCCAATTCCCAAGGCATGTCCAAATACTTTGTTTTTTTACTGTAGCGTTTACCTTTCCAAATTCGTGCTTCATTTGGTAGGAATCTCATTTGCCCTTTGGCTAGCTGTTTAACGTGTACCATTTCATGTGCCAGTGTAGTGGCCATTTCCATGATGGAGATTGGAGTAACTCGTTTTGGTGATTTAATCAGCACCATCATACAGTCAGCTACTTCTATGTTCATTGTAGCACCTTGGAAATCATCTTCCAAGTCTTTGGTGACTTTTACTAGAACTGCTCTTTTGCTGTTGACCAGTCCTAATTGTGTAATAAACGATGGCATCAAACTATCCAAAAACTTTTTAATTTTTGGGTTATCTGCGTCCACATCATATTCCATCATAACCGCTCCAATTTGTGTGTATAGTGTATTATACTATAGAAGTCAATTTGTGTCAATTAAATCGTAAAAAAGGCTTCCTAAGAAGCCTTTTTGTTGCGGGTAAAGTAATTATTAGAATGTAATTGACCCGGAACCAACTGTGATCCATTTATAAACTCTATAACCACCTGCTACTGTGATTGTTGGTGATCCAGTTGTACTTGCGGCCGCTGCCACAGAGTCCGGAGTTCTCAATATCACAACACCAGAGCCACCCGAAGCAC